CCGTTTACGTCCCTTGTAGAGCTCAACAAACTCTCCTGCTGTACAAGGTTCGCAAGTGTGACCCATAGCGCGCACCACTCGCAGTTTGAACTCCTTCAAAACGCTGTTATAGTGACCGTAACTAAGACAGCGCCTACGTTGCAGATTCCCTCCAATCTTAGCGTAAATCATACGCTCCAAGATTGCTGCACACGTAGTCATAACATCAGCGGCATTGGTCTTAAGTGTCCTTTCACCACCGGCGACACCTTCAACCACATACACGGCACGCTCTTTCTCCACTTCCCATCTCCAGTTGATGGCCAACCCAGCGTACGATGGGTCTTCTTGACGTAGAACCTCCCAACTACTCTCTGAGGGTCTATGTTTAACTGATGGCACTTTACACACACCATGTACGCTGGCACCAACCTTCACTGGGCACCCCTACCAACCAAAGGAGCGCTTTAGTCGTGATATCCACCTATCCAACCGACTCAAGTACTCCTCATAGCGATCGTGTACGAGTTCTGCCATTGCTCCCTTGACCATTCCTGCAGTCATCTCCTCCACTGTAGGTTGGAAGGTCAAAGCAACAATGTATGGCAAATCACGGATACGGTGGGTAGGTCGGACACCGTGTCTTTCCATGATTCTATTCGCATACAACCACACTGCCTTAGTGTTCGCTTCAGTTGGGGTGGGTGTCCCAAACTTACACTTGCACTCATCCAACACAGCCTTTGCGTAGGGTATCCTCAATAGGTATGGCACCACACGTGTTGCTTTCGCTTCTAACGGTGGCGTCACATCTATGAACCCCTCGGTGATCTGCTGTGTTGGGACCTCAACTTCCTGAGGTATTTGTGCCACCGGGTTAGGGTGGACTTCACCTTCGCTCACGGATTCTGTGGGTGAGTCAGTCCAGTCTAGTGCGACACAATCATCCCAATCGCACTCGACATCGTGTATCCTCTCTTGGACACATTCTTCGGCCAACACATCCTCCTGAACATCTGCAATTTGTGAGGCAAACATGTGTCTTGGCTTGCAGTACTGTGTTTTGACATACCGATATGCCAAGTAACCTGCAACCAATCCACCTGCTGCCCATCCAATGGTTTTCACTTGCACCATAACTCAACCCAATAAAACAACTTTGTCGGAACAAAGTAGG